ATGACTAAAGTAGAAGTATATGTTGATGATGCTGGTAAATTCTGGGAAACAGAGTTAGAAGCTAGAATGGCAAATGAACGCTTAAAGGATAATGCACTGAAAGAGAATATTGCGTCATTACTTGGAGATGCATTTGGATGGCACATGTATTCACGAGGATATTTAGCTGATGTAAGAATGGGTGATTTGGCAGATGCAATGTTTAATAAGCCTGAAGAGTTTTTAAGAGTTCTTTGGGAGGTTACAAGATATAAATTTAATAAGAAGTTTAATGAATCGAGCATTAATTGACATAGAATGTTATGTAAATTATTTCTTGTTAGGTGTAAGAGATTTCAAGACTAAAGAAAGATTTAGTTTTGAAATCTCTGAATTTAAAGATCAAAGAAAAGAATTATCAGATTTCTTGAGTAAGTATTCTGGATTTTGGGTGAGTTTTAATGGAATTCACTATGATAATATGGTATTGGCACATGGTCAAATTAATAAATGGTTCTTAAATGAGCCAACTGAGATTGCATGTGCTAAACTAAAATCATTTTCAGATAGAATTATTAATGCAGAAGAAGCAGATTTTGGCAAGTTTAATACCGAGAAGTATTATAAATGGAAATTCACTAATATTGACCTATATTTATATTGGTCTAAGCTCTTAAGATTGAGCAGAAAAATAAGTCTTAAGAGCTTGGGAATTCAGCTTGGCTATCCAGTAGTTCAGGAACTTCCATTTGATCCTCAAATGGTATTAAATTCTGAACAAATCGTGGAGCTGAAGCATTATAACCTGGAACACGATTTAGGAATTCTAGATTTATTGACAAGTGAAATGAATGATGACATTCTTTTACGTCAAACTGTCAGCAATCAATCTGGTTTAAATCTATGGTCTGCAGATGCTCCAAAAATAGCATCTGAGTTGTTACTACAAGATAAATGTAAACAGACTGGTGAAAATCCTAATGATATTAGGAAGCTTAGATTTGATAAACCTCATATATCATTTAAGAGTCTATTTAAAGACTTTAATCCTGGATTTAAGACTGAACAACTAAAAAATCTTTATACAGATCTATTAAATTCTTACAATACTTTTTCACGAGAGTTTGTAATGTTTAATATATTCGACGAAGGTATTAAAATGTCAGTTAGCATTGGGGGAATTCATTCGGTTAATAAGAATGAGCAATATTTCTCAGATGATGATTGGGTTTTAATTGATTCAGATATTGAAAGTCTGTATCCAAGATTGATTGAATTACTTCAGGTATTTAGGTTCCCTGAAGTAAACAAAAGATATTGTGAGATTAAGCATTTACGGGTAACAGAGTCCAAGCCTAATTATAAAAAGGCTAAGTTATCTGGAGATCCTGTACAGATTCAGTATTGGAAATTACAAGATGAGTTTTATAAATTATGTCTAAATAGTACATCTGGTCTAATTGATATGGAACATTCCTGGTTATATAATCCTGAAATGATTCTTAAATTAAGATTGACTGGGCAATTAATCCTATTGAGATGTATTGAAGCAAGTCAACTTAAAGGATGGCATGTATTCAGTAGTAATACTGATGGTTTGACTGTTAGATTACCTAGGAAAGATTTAGAGCTATATAAAGAATTAATTGATGGAATAGGAACTGAGTTTCAAGTTAAGTTTGAACATGAAACATTCAAATCTATTCATTATCAAAACGTAAATTCATATATTGCAATTACCGAATCTGGACTAGTTAAAAAGAAAGGAGATTTCTTAACTAAACCAGTGTTAAGTACATCTTGCGACAACTTAGTGATTCCTAAGTTACTTCAATGTTATTTTGAAAAAGGAATTGCACCAATAGATATTATTCGGCAGTTAGATACATTTGAATATAATTGGGATGGAAAACTATCGAAGTTACATATTTATGATTTTTGTGCTAGTCAAAAAGTAGATAAGTCATATTCTGTAGAATGGATGGGTAAGAAACAACAGCGGCTTAATCGATATTATGTATCCAAAACCGGAGGATATTTATACAAGTGCAGAGGTGGTAAGAAATCTCACATGTTAAAAGGATATGGGGTGCAAATTTACAATAATCATTCGGACAGAAAATTGTCAGAATATAGTATTGACTTTAAATATTATTTAAAGCATGTTCACGATATTATTTCTGACATCTCATCACATAATCAAATTTCATTATTTTAAGATAATGAAAACATTTAATTTTAAATTAAAGGATTTGGAGTGCGTGCTTACCATATCATACTTATCATAAAATATCTAGTTATAGACAATTTAAATTGTTATTACTAGACTTATTTATCGAACATGGAAATAATAAAATGTTTCAAAGTGAGAGAGATCTCATATGAACTTATAATTACAAAACATTACATAACTGCTTACCATGTACATCATAATAAGTTTCTTGTAGGCTGGAATAGGAAAACTGGAAATCTATTTTTTCGTAATAAAATCTTTATTAATCTTTCTTATAGACAAGCAAAATTAAAAATTATTGAATGCTTTATCAACAATGAAATCGAGGATAAGTTACTTTAAATTAGGAGATATAGATTTTAAGCTAGTATCCGGACATCAAAAACACTATTTGAGATTCTTGAATTGTGCAATAGAATATTGTAATTCACAATTATCAATATATATTTACACCGACGATCTCACAATTTGTGTTGATAAGTATCTCTCTTGGAGAGAAGCTAGAATCATCACTTTAACATACATTCTAAATAATGATTTTAAACACAACAGTGCCCAGCAATTACTTGGCGAAGGTAGTAGTACTTGGGCTTCCAAAACAGCATCCTAATGCTGATAGATTGCAAATTTGGGATATTGACGGACAAGATGTAATTACAGATATGTCCAGAAAACCTGGAGATATTTGCATTTTCTTTCCTGCAGAATGTCAAATTAATCATCGCATTCTTCGCACTCTTAATTTATATTCTTCTGCAGATCTAAATCAAGATCTAATGACTACAGGATATATATCTAGATCTCGGCGAGTAAAAGCTACAAAAATTCGAGGAGTAATTTCTGAAGGAATGTTATTATTAGCTGAAGATGTGCTTAGTGAAAATATTTCTAAAGATCTTATTGGTACAAAGTTTGATACCGTAGACGGAGTTGTAATTTGTAATAAATATATTCCAGAAGGTCAATCTGAACAGAATGATCCAAAATTTAGTAAGAATAAATCTTCTGCTAAAGTATCAAAACTAAATCAGATTGTTCCCGGACAATTTGCATTTCATTATGATACAAATAAAATCCAAGATAATCTTTGGATTTTTACTCAGGACAACAAGCCTTTATTAGAAAATCAAATTGTGATTACAGATAAATGGCACGGTACTTCTGCAGTTTTTAGTAACTTATTAGTTAAGAAGGAATTAACTTTTTTACAGAAAATTGGTAATTTTTTAGGAATGAATATTCCTACAAAAGAATATCGTAAATTATATTCTTCGAGATCTGTAATTAAATACATCGAAGGTTTGCATAAAAATCCACATTCTGGTCACTATGATGTAGATGTTTGGGGCAAAGTATTTGAAGAAATTAAACATGTTCTTATGCCAGAAATGAGTATTTATGGTGAAATTGTAGGATATGTTGGAGATACAAAAATGGTTCAAAAAGGATATGACTATGGTTGTAATCCAGGAGAACATAAATTTGTTGTGTATAGAATTACATCAACAGATTCATCTGGAGTAGTTACAGAGTGGTCTTGGAGTGAGATTAAAGACTTTTGCAAAGAGCATAATCTTGAAGTTGTGCCAGAGTTGTTTAGTGGTACAATTAAGGAATGGTACATTCAAAACAAAATTGATTTAGATGCATCGTTTTTGAATGCACTGAAAAGTATGTATTTAGAAAAGAAATGTAAATTCTGTAGGAGTAAAGTTCCTGCTGAAGGAATTTGCATTCGTGCAGAATCTTTCGATAAGAAAGCATACAAGCTTAAATCTAAAGCTTTTCTTTTACAGGAAACCTTGGAGTTGGATGCTGAAGCAAACTAATCAGCCATATGGATATAAATAAAAAATTAATCGAATACCTGGAAAGTAAAGTCTCTTTTTATAAGGAGGCTTTACTTTATTTATTGGCAAGAAGACATGATTTACCTTGTAAAATCTCAGAAGAAGCTTTTCAGTTTCTACAAGATGAAAAAATGATTATGTTAGATTTTGCAACCAATTCCATTATTCCAACAATTGGAATATATGAAGGTGAGGAAGTAAGATTGCCAGAGATCGATCTATCCATTGAACAAGAAATAAGAGATAGAGTTGATGAATACCGTCAATTATTTAAAGGTGTACGGACTGGAAGTATTGGAGTTAAACAGAAAGTAATTGATTTATTAATTCAGTTTTGTAGAGCTAATGCTGTATCTTTTGATGATGTTCTATTAGCTACTAGATCTTATATGTCTTATACAGATTTTGCAGTTATTTCTAATGCAGATAATTTTATTTCTAAATTGGATAAATCTGGTCAAGAAATAAGTCTGTTAAAAATGGCAATAGAAGAGCAAAGTATGGATAGTGATACATCTGAACGAACATATAAGTTGATATGACAAAAAAGTCAACTTACGCGAAATTCAAAGCTAGACATCAAGCATATAAAATACTAATGGAGGTAGGTATGATTAAACCTTTAGATCCAGAAGAGACTCTATTATGTGAGATTATTCAGCATCTTAAAGTAAAAGAAGTATTTTCAAATTCTCTACTTAGAAATAGGGTTCACAAATATTTAGCAAGACATCATATTACTAAATAATGTCTAAAAACCAAGATTTAAAAAACGGTTAGCTTCTTATATAACTGCAGTACAGGAGATTATCTCGTATGAGGATATGTTATCAATGTACGGAGTTCGTGTTATAAATAGAATTTCACCAGAAGAAAAACTTTTATCTGATATTATTTCTAAAATGTCATATAGGCAAGTTTATTCTAATATTCAGCTAAGAATGATGCTGTATAATTATCTTGAATTTCGAGAACTATGACCAGAAGACAATTTAATTGGCAGGTAAAAAGATACTTAACCGCAATGGTGTTTGCCGGAAAGAGTGCAAAGTTTTTTGTTGTATTATCTCCAACTGAATGGAAATGGGTAGATCATGTTGAGAAAGATCTTCTGATTAGAGAATTATTACTTGCTTCCGATACAAAACATTTATTTTTAAATTCTGTATTTGTTAAAGAATTTAATGAAAGATATAATGAAATATTTTATGACATATTATAAACTATTAGAGCTAAAACATAGTTATTATGTTATTATGACCTCGTTGATTTGGAGGCAGCAGCATCAAAGTCCATCTCCAATGGGATTTATTGACGTACCAATTACTTCAGAAGAACAGCTTATGTTATTTATAATTAAAGGAATTAAAGATTACGACGAATTAGCAACTAATGATGAGTTTATATTTAGATTGTGTGATATGTTAGAAGGGTTAATTAATAAAGAATGTGCCATATTTTGTTGTACAAGCTACTCGTTAGAACAAGCAAAAAGAATAATTGATGAAGTTCATAAGTATAAAGGAGTTATTTCCAGCGCTATATAACTATATTCCAGGTTGGATTAGAGGGACATATTATTGTATCACCGGTGCTACCGGATCAGGTAAATCAAAATTTGCAAGATATGCTTTTGCAGAGTGGACATACAAATATTGTAAAGCAAATAATATTCCATTTATTGTAATTTATTTTGCATTAGAAGAATCTGTTGATTTCTTTTGGTCTACTATTATCTTAGGTAAGTTAAATGAGAGAACTGGAAAATCATTTACATATTATCAGTATAAAGGTTTTCATGAAGGAATGACACCAGAGGATTATGCGGAGGTAGAATTAATCTTGCCAGAAATTGAGGATATGAAAAAGCACATTAAAGTGTATGATGATGTTAGTAATCCGACTGGTTTATTGCGTACAATTGAAGACGAATTAAAGCCATATGGAAAACTTATTAAGAGTGATCCAATAATGGATGAGCAAGGTAATGCAATTGTGCATAAGAGTTTTATGTATAATGATCCAGATTTTCACACCGTTGTAATTGCAGATCACTTAGGGTTGTTGTCTCCAGAATCTAATAAGTTTGCATTGGTTAACAGTTTACATTTAGCTATTTCTAAGTGGTCAGAATATGTTGTAAAGTTAGTTTGTAAACGATATAATTGTATTGTTGTCAATGTTCATCAGCAAGAGATGGCTTAATAAATAAGGTTTAAGCATGAAGTATAAACTTCACTAGGTCATGTAAAATCGGAAGAATTGCTGGAAGTTCCTTAGAGTTCTATAAACTACAAAGTAATCTGAAAAGATAAGCTTGAACGTTTGAAAATTATAGAAATTGGATAATCAGCAGCCGAATCCCTGAATGTTAATAAAGTATGGGAGAGGTTCAACGCATAATAGGTGAGTTATAACAAACAATAATCCTGACACGAGAATCCGACAGTTTAATAAACTGAAGATATATGCTGAACTATAGAGAAATCTATAGAGGTAAAGATAAAAAACTTTACGATAACAAGTTGGGTGAGAATAATGACAATTTTAAGTTAGGTAGATTAGAACCAAGTGAAGCCAAGTTAGGTGATAATAAAATTATTGGTAGAGATTATATGGTTACATTTGGTTTATTTAATCCTGCTAAGTTTGGAATACAGCGATATATGGATTATAATATGCCAAGTTTCGGTAAACATTTTAGATCTTTATCTTTAATTAAACATAGAAATGGAGAACCTGAAATTGTGAAGGCAATGTGGTTTGAGGGTATAGGTAATAAATTTGAAGAATTGCCACTACCAACGGATAAAGTAAATTTAGATAATTTTCTAAAATCTAAAAAATGAATGAATCAGATTTTGAGTGGCTTATGACATCTGATGAGTATGACAGCTTAAAATACTTAACTGAAAAAGAGCGACTTACTAAATTAAATAAAATTCGTAATTATGCACGATTTTGTTTAACTAAGAATAGATATATTAATCCAAGTAGTTGGAAAGCATTCACTCCAGAGGAAAGAATGTTTATTGAATTATATAATAAAAAACTGCAAGCTTTAGAGGTAGCAACGCGAAAAATGATGAGTGATATTATTCCAATTAAAGTCGGCTTATTTCGACATTTTTATGAGAATGGTGAAAAAGTTGGATCTACGTTAAAAAGAAAAATTAAAAATGAAAAGAGAGCTGTCAATATTACAGAAGAAAGCATTAAGTCGTGGGCAGACTAAAAGAAACTTACATGCAGCTAAATATTTTATTTATGATATTCTGCGTCAAAATACTATGTTGCCGGAAGAGAAACATAATATGGAATTAGCGTTTCAGTTTATATCTAGCACTAGCTTAGTTTTCGATCAGAATACAGAAAAATTAGGGTTTAAAAAGAAAAAACCAATTAAAAATATATTGATTTATGAATGAACTAAGCCTTTATGAAGATGTAGGATATACGTTAAAAAAGTTATTGCTAGATGATCCATATTATGGAATGTTCATGATGACTTTAGATAAACAAATATCTACTGACATTCCCACGATGGACGTGGGTTTGAATGGAGTAAATATTAAATTATTAATAAATCCAAATTTTTGGTTCAGTATGTCTCTTGAACATAAGAAGGGAGTATGTAAACACGAAATGCTGCATTTATGTTATATGCACTTGTTAACCTCTGATCGGTATCCCGATAGAATTAGAGATAATATTGCCACAGATGCTGAGATTAATCAATATATTAAACCCGAATATCTTCCAGAATTTGCAGTCTCTTTACAAAGTATTGAACAACAATTTGGAATCAAGCTTAAACCAAAAGAAGGCAGAGATGTTTATTATAAAGCACTTGAGGGAAAGATTCCACCAGAATATTCTTGTGGAAACAGTGAACATTTCTGGGATATTGTAGAAGGATTATCTGATGCTCAGAAAGCAGTTGTTCAGAATCAAATTGATTATTTGATGGAACATATCGCTGAAGAGATTACTAAACGTAATGGTACTGTACCAGGTGAAATTCAAGGATTAATTCAAGCCCGGAAAATTCCACCGAGATTTGATTGGAAAAAACATCTAAGAAGATTTGTTGGAGCATCAAAGGAAGTTTACACAAAACCTACAAGATATAAACCTAATCCATATTTTCCTGGAAATCCAAGCAATAAAATAAAATTGAAACAGAATATTCTATGTATTATAGATACTTCTGGATCAGTTTCTAATCTGGAACTAGAAGAGTTTATGTCTGAAATTTATAATATTTGGAGAATGGGAGATGTAGTTACAATTTTATGTGTAGATACAAAAATCTATGATCCATATGAATATAAAGGACAACTTGAGGTACAAATTCATGGTAGAGGTGGAACATATTTTACTCCAAGCTTAGAGTATTTTAATAGTCACCCAGAATATTCATGTGGAATTTATTTTACTGACGGTGAAGCAGAATTGCCGCCAAATGCAAACAAACCCTTCTTGTGGGTAATTAGTTCTAGAGGAACTACTCGTTATATTGATAACCACAACGGAAAAAAACTTAAAATAGAAGCATAATGTCTACTAAATCGACAATTAAATTGACACCACAGGGTGTTAAAACTCACCTCTTACAATATTTCCAAAACTGCGAACATCAAATTAATCTTGGAGAACGACCTACAAGTTTATGTATTGAGGGTAAAGCTGGTATTGCCAAAACAAGTTTGGTGAAACAGTTAGCAACTCAAGCGGGTTACCGTTTTCATCAGATTAATGCTGCAATGATTGATGATTTGGGACATTTAATCGGATTTCCAAATAAGGAATTCCGAATTGAATTCTCAAAACGAGAAGGGGATATAATTTATACAGAAACTAAATGGATTCCTGCAGAATTTTCTGAAGATGCAATTCAAGATGGCGGAAAATACACTGGAGAAAGTCGAATGTCATATGCTAATCCACATTGGCTTAAAGACGTAAATTCAGATGAAAAATTCATTTTACTTTTGGATGATTTCACTCGTGGTTTACCAATGGTGATGCAGGCATGCATGACATTAGTTGAGGAATATAGATACGGTAGTTGGGAGTTACCAAAAAATGCAATAATTATGCTCACCACCAATCCTGATAATGGTGAATATTCAGTGTCAAGTTTGGACGTTGCACAGAAAACCAGGATGCGCTATGTTGAAATGGTATTTAGTCCTGAAGATTGGGCAAGATGGGCAGAATCAGCATCAATAGATGGTCGTTGTATTAATTTTGTCTTGCATAATCCAGAATTGTTTAATGATAAACATGATGGTATTGGTGGAGGAAAGGATTATAATGCACGTATTATGACAAAATTCTTTAGAGATATTGGGTGTCTTGGAGATTTTTCTATTCCAGAGAATCTTGCATATGTAAAAGTTTGTGGTGATGGATCAGTAGGAAATGGATTTACCGATTTATTTTTAACGTTTATTAACAATAAACTTGATAAACTTCCAAATCCAAAAGAAATCTTAAGTCTTAAATCTGAAGAGGCATTGAATAGATTGATCCAGATTTGTGGAAACTATAAAACTAGAACTGGTTATAATCCAGCAACTGCAAGTATTATGGCAAGCAGGATGGTGAATTATACCATTTATGGAAATCATGAATCTTGGGGAAAAGATGAGAATGAAAAGATGATAAATATCATTTTACATGATTGTTTTAGCGAAGATTTAAAATTCTATATGGCAAGACAGTTCTTGTCCCAAGATGCACAAAAACAGTCCGGGAAATTGGAGAGAATCACGACGCATCCTAAAATGATTGAAATGATGTTTAAATAATGGAACCAAAATTAATAAAATTTACTTCAAGCAGTACAGTCTACGCAAATCAAGCGTTGATTGATTATATTCAAACGCATCAAGCAATCTCACAAGAAATTAAGGAAAACGATAATCTTTTCTTTATGAAAGATGTTGATTTCAGAAGAGACTTATTAACCATTTCAAAGATTCCTGTAAATCGAGTTATCTTGATGGCAAAGGCAAATGTTATTATTCATAATGATGATTTACCTTTGTTTGCAGATAGCGATAAATTGTATATCAAGAATAATACATTTGTTAGTGCGATGGATGAATATGATGATGTAATATACAATGTCTCTCTTAGAGGCGTGAAATATTTGGATTCCATTATTCAATGGTTTGAAATATCTCAATTAAAGTATCAGCCAAGATTTATTCGTGTGCAGGATCTTCCAAAATATATCAACAATGGATTTATTTTAAACGAGGATACATATGATACTATCTTGCAAATGAGGAATGTAAGTTCCAGGGATGCTGCAAAAATTTTAGATAATTGTGATCCGGTTGCGTCATTGCCATATGTTTTATATCTTATTTATTTTGAATCAGGTTACGGTGGAGTATCACCTATTCATCAATATCTGACAGTTCTTCAAAAATTTATAACACATGAAACTGAGTCTACAATAAGACTTACTGATAAGGGATTTAAAATCATTATGTCTAATTCAAGATTGGCAGAAAAAGTTACTTCTAAATTATTAGAGACCATGTTGGCGAGGTCTCAAACTTGTGCTTCCCAATTTCAAGACTATATTGAAAATATTAACATTGACATCCGATGGAAATTCTAGACTACTTTAATCTAACAAATTCACGTTACTATCGAAAAACTTTGCTTGGAGCAAGTTTACGTCCTGGTGATGTAGTTTATTTTGATGTGGGAAATGAGTTCAAGGTTAGTGTGCTCAAAGATTTTTTATCTGCAAGAAATTGTGTGAGGACAACCAAACGTAGTTTGGCCACTAAAATAATTGTGAACGAACTTTTACCTTATGTAATTCGACCTGAGCAATTTGAAGAAGTGATGATGGATTTTAATAAAAAGGTTTTGTATAGAACGATCTATAATGAACTTCTATCAAATCAAGTAAACAATTCTATAATTTTTGAATTTGATTCAAGAAAAGCAATCGAAATGTTTACTTTGTTAAAATCAAGAAATCCCACCGATCATAAACTCGCAATTCATGGCATTATAAATATGCACTGGAAAGGATATGAGGGATTGTTAAGATTGCTAGTTCTATACTTCTTACCTCAAATTCGACAAACAAGTCCAGGAACATCAATTTCTGGATGGAGTGGATTTGCAAAACTTTATAAATTATCTTGGAAAGGAAATGTGCGACCATATCAAATATTTGATGCCTTACGAGATAATATTACTTCCGAACAATTTGAAATATTTACAAAAACAATACAAAATGATTAAATTTACAAAACAACAGCTCACAGACCTCTTTGAAGGAGGTAAATCTTATGAAGATCTTGCCACAGAATTTTCTACTTCTGGCATAGAAGTCACTCCAAAAATGGTACAGGAAATGTTTAAAGCAAATGGCTTTAATCTTCGCAATCGTAAACGTAAAACCGCAGAAAGCTGGTTTACAATTATTGATGATACTGCTCCAGTAGTATCAGATGTACCAGCATACGATAGTTTTAATGTTCACACTGAACAATTTGCGTAATGAAATAACTCCAAAAAACCATTTTAATCGTAATTTAATATATAATGATATTACTAGCATTAGCTGAATCAGGTTTCGGCAAAACTTCATCTATTATTCCTAGTGAAAAGCTTGGAATTAAAGGATTGGATCCTAAAGATACTTATGTAATTTCAGTAACTCCAAAAATGTTACCTTTCTGGAAAGTAACTAGTCCAGATAAACCACAAGATGGTAATCGGATTATTAGTGATGATGGTCAAACAATTGCTAAATTAATTTCTGGTTTAGCTAAAAGTCCATTTAAAAATATTGTATTGGACGATGCTAACTATATCATGCAGAACTTCTACATGAAGAATGCAATGAAGAATGGTTGGGAGACACCAAAACAAATTGGTTATTTTATGGGCTTAATTTTTACTGCGATGGAAGAGGCAAGTGCTGCAGGTAAAAATGTAATTATTTTCGCCCATCCAGAAACTTATAAAGCAAATACTCAAGGAGATTTGAGTTACCGTATGAAGACAACGGGTAATATGACACAAGATTATTTGACTCCTGAAGGTAAAGCTGACATTATGTTATTTGGCATTAATAGATGGAATGAGTCAACTAAAAAAGTTGATAAAGTATTTGTTACAGATCATGATGGTACTTACCCCGCAAAATCTCAAGGAGTTTTTGATGAAATGTATATCCCAAATGACATGGGATTGATTGTCGATAAAATTAATAAATTTCTTGGAGTATGAAACTACATATAGATAGTGAGGCGAAAACAGTGGCAATTGAAGGCACTGTTTTAATATCTGAAGTTTTTAATAAGCTGATGGCATGGTTTCCAGAAGAATGGGAGCAATGGTCATTTATCCCATTTAAACCAAATGTAGAGTATAAAGAGATCATTGTACCAAAAGAGGTACATAGAAATCCATACTGGTCTCCCTGGAAAGTAGATATTTTCTATGGTAAAGGAATTGATACAGGTACTCCAATTAATAATCCATACCCAATCACATCAACAAAAACAACTTTAAATTTACAATAGACAATGTTTACAGGAACAAAAGAAGGACAACAAGGAGGTAATTATCTCAAAACAGGATTATCATCATTTGAATTCTTGGGTGTTAACCCAACTGCAGATCAGATTAAAGCATGGACCGGCAGAGATAATGTCAATGAGCCTGATTATAGTCTTACTAAAGATTATAATGAAAAAGAAGTTCGGCCAGTGAATTTCTGGCTGAAAAACAAAGATGGTGTTGTAACCAACTTTAGAATCAATGTCGGTAAAGATGATGCAATTGCTGGGTCTGGTAACTACCAAGTTTGTACTTCTACCGGTGCAGTAGTATGGGCTAAATCTGGCGGTCAACTTAAACCAGAGTTTGCAGATCACAAGCCATTGAGAATTGGTGAAGCAGATTTGATTACTTTTGTATCAAAACTTATTAACTTCGACACCAAAGGTACAGACAATTTGTACAAGCAAATGACTGACCAAAAAACAGATTTGGATAGTTTGGTAGTTGGTAATTATACAGGTTTTGCAAACTTAGCTAAATGGGCTGCGGAAAAAGAGAAACATATTAGCATGGTGATGGTAGTACGTGAAAAAGAAGCATTGGATGCCTCTGGAAACACAGTAACTAAACATTATCAAGGTGTATGTTCTGCATCAGAAACTTGGTTTCATGGTGAAGTAACGCAATGGACTGAAGATACTCTGCGCAAGCGCTATGAAAAATCTTTGGAAATTGGTACAGGTCAAACTAAGGCATATCCTCTTATCAAAGAGGGTGAACTGTTCACCTACAGTTACCAGGATTTTGACAAATCTAAATGTGTAAACGTTGTCGCAGATAATCCTGCTGGAACTTCAACTTGGGGATAATGGAAGAGTGTGTAAATTCACCAGTATCAATACGAGATGTGGGCAGAGATTATCAAGGTTACACAATTCGTATTGAGACAATTGCAAATGGATATTTAGTACATATTGGCTGTAAAACATTTGCTTTTTTAACCAGAGAAAATATGATAATTGCATTAAATGCTTATTTTGCAGATCCTGCCAAAGTGACAGCCGATTGGGAAAATAATAAAGTTTTGCCTGAGTAAATGTTTAGTGGAGTTAAACCGACATTTAGAAGAACACAAGATGTATTAGCGGTAATATCTCAAGAAGATGTATTCTATCAGTATTTAGGAATATATCCAGATCTTCATGGTCGGTTTAAATCTCCTTTTAGAGTAGATCGAGATCCCGGGTGTCGTTTTAAATGGCATTCCGGGATTCTTTATTTTATTGAAAACCGAGGATTTAACGATAAGCTATATTGGTCATGTATTGATGTGGTTCAATACGTAAAACAATGTAGTTATCAAGAAGCTCTTGAGATCTTATATTTAAAACATCAATCTCCTGTTAAAATTCAAACCGTTGTTGAGGAAATATTTATTCCTGAAATAAGGTTTGAAAAGAAGCAATGGACATCTAACTTATATAATTTATCTGGAGAGATTCTTGAGAAAGAAAATGTATTTCTAGTCAAGAATTATTGGATAAAATTTAAGAATGGATGGACCAGAAATTCAATTCATCATCCAGATAGAACAACAGTTATTGCATATTACTTTCCAGATACAAATCATGTGAAATTATATTTTCCATTTGAATCTGAAAATAGATGGTATAGTAATTGTTCAAATCGAGACATCTTTGGATGGCATAAATTAAAGTATTATCATACTAAATCAGACACTTTGTATATTGCAAAGTCCGGAAAAGATAGATTGATGCTTGATTATTTTATTGGAGTATCTGCTATTGCTTTACAAAATGAAGGATGCTACATTCCAGATGATCTTTTACTTGAGTTGACAGCTTTATTTCCAAGAATTATATTTCTGTATGATTCAGATATTCCTGGAATTACGCAATCACAGAAATTATCAAGTATGTATAAATTTGAAAATAAAATTGTCGATATTAAACCTAAAGATCCATACGAATGGATTAAAGAATTCGGTGTTGAAAATACAAAAAAATTGATATTATGAAGTTTAAATATTTAGCAATATTACTAATATTATTTATTGGGTGCAATGAATTGAATGCACCAACTCTAGAAAACAATGTGTTTACTGTTATTGACATTCAACCCTTAAGTGACGGGAGAATTAACGTACATCTACAATCAAAACGTGAAATTTGTGATTTTTGGATGACAGCAAAAGCAGATTTTATTGATTTAGGTGACAGCTTAACTATTGTAAAACATGACCGTTGAATTGAAAATAGAAAATGATGCTGAATTGAGAGCATATGTAAAGGATCTTATTAGAGGTCAATTTGATGCTGAAGCAAGACAAGAAATTAGAGATGCTGTTGCAGTATTATTTGAAGCAAAAATAAAAAATATTACAGAATCATATTGGACACAACTTCTTAAAGAAGCAGCCGCTATTGTAATTAATAAAGAACTAAATGGTATGTGGTCCACTTCTTATAAACAAAAAGCTATTCGTGAGGCACTCATTGCCCATATTGATGCAATATTTCACGGAGAATCCAGAGAAAAGTTTATCGTGGAATGTGCTAAACAATTAACAAAATCAGAATGAGCTGGATAAATATTCATATATGAATAAAATTACAGAACTAGCTATTAAAGATATTCATCCAAAATGGAAAGTATTACTGAATACTGAATATCAAGGTAGATCTCTTGTAGATATTCTTGACTCAATAATTGTTTCGATAATCAGCAAGGGTGGAGAATTAATTCCAGATAGTCCTGCTAAAATACTTCGGGCATTCCATTTAGATCCTGATTTAATTAAAGTTGTAATTATTGGACAGGATTTATATCCTAAACCTGGAGTAGCAACAGGTTTGGCTTTTGCTTGTAAGGATGAATTTCAACCTAGTCTTGAAGTAATTTTACAAGAATTGCAGAAAGAGTATTCTTTTGAAGAGTTTAATGGATCTTTAGAGCAATGGGAATCTCAAGGAATTATGTTATTGAATGCAAGTTTAAGTTGTGAAAAATTTAAACCTGGCAGTCATACAAAATTATGGGAACCTTTTATTGCAGGAGTAATGAATATCTTAAATGATATGAAAATTACCAGATCTGAAATGACGAGTATTGTATTTGTATTTTTAGGAGCATCTGCAAAATTATTTCATGTTGAGGTTTCAGAAAAACTTCATTATAAAATAATGCGGCATCATCCTGTTGCAGAAAAATATGGAGATAACAAATTTGAAGGATTCTTCACAGAAGTAAATAAATGCTTGGAAGAGTCTGGACAAACTAAAATTAATTGGGTATGATCCAAGGTAAAAAATTAACAGCTACTAACTGTCAGGATATTGTTCAAGATTGGAAGAATGGAGTTACAATAGCGGATATTTCAAGAAAATTTAATGTAAACCAGAAGACAATTCACTCACTATTAACTGGGGTTACATACAAAGGACAATATAAAATCAAAGAGATTGATGATCGATCTGCAGGAAGAAGAATAATTATGACTATAAATGATATTCCCGTGGAGTTTAAATCTGTTCGAGAGTTATCAAAAGTTCTAGGATTAAGCGAATCTGCAGTAAGTAATATTGCGGCAGGCAGACATCCAATTCCAACAATTACTTCAATTAATTACAAATAAAATGTCAGCTTTAATAAGTACGACTATAACCCCTTGCCACAAATTATGGCGCATAAAAATAAAACAAAAGGTAACCGACTTGAACAGCAAGTTGCCAAAGATTTAAAGGATAAATATCCTTTTGTTAAAACTGCAAGATATGCAAATCGCATGGCAGATGATAGTAAAGTAGATCTTGTAGGCATCCCATTTTTAGTTCAATGTAAATCTGGATATAATAAACCTAGGTTGAAATATGAAGAGTTATATCTGGAGAATCAAGAACTTATTAAAAAAAACTTTCCACCAAACCACCCAATACATAAACTTCCATACGTTCTGATTAATAAGTTAAATAGAACAGTTGGAGGAAAATTAAAACAACCGGAAATGAATCAAGTAACTATTACTTATGATTTCTTTCTGGAATTAATCAAATATTACGAAACCGACAATGCTGAAGTATAGTAATGAGATGTTTAGAGTAGAAGCAGAGTATATAAATAGATCTAGAATTTATTTATATCCTGCAGTTGTGCTAATGAAATCTTATCCACAAATAAGAAATTTAAAAGAAAGTTTCTTGTGTGTAAGTTTCGCACACGATAGTATTATTATATATTATCGTAGAGATAATGGTGTTGGACTGAAAGCTTTAATTGAAGCGTTAAAATCCAATGATGAATATATGGATTCATATATGCATAATGAAAATGTATATGCAATTCGAGTAAGTCCAGAAATAAATTATTCTGCATTTGAATCCGGAAGTTATTCTGATATTTATACTCAAGATCAAATAGATCGAGTATTTACTAAGGATGGTAAAACTCGAAAAATTCTAGAAAAGAATCCAGAATATAAAGCACAGTATGTAAAACTGTTAAATGAATGGTTTAACACAAACCATACTGTAGAATCTTTAGAGTCTAGAGCAAACGGTAAACCTGTAGAAATTCAACAGTATGATATACCACCAGTGTTAAGTCAAGAAATTTTAAATTATGAACGACAAAAAAACATCAAAGGAGGGTTCATTAGAACACCAGCAATTAATGAATCTTGAAAAGATTCTTAGGACATACGACTGGAAAGAAATTCAAGATGAACAATATAATGACGCATCAGACATCCAATATGAAAATCAAGATATTAAACGACAGCCCCAATCCTCTACCGAAAATCCAAACCCCCGGTAGTGCAGGATTTGATATTTGTGCCAATGAATCAGTAACATTGGTTCCTGGAAAAACAGAATTAGTTAGCACAGGAATTTATTTAGAGATCCCTCAAGGATATGAATGCCAAGTCAGATCAAGATCTGGCCTAGCATTAAAGAATCAAGTTGTAGTATTGAATTCCCCAGGTACCATTGATAGTGATTATCGTGGAGAAGTTAAAGTTATTCTTATAAATCATGGCCGGGATTTGTTCGAGGTTCAGGCTGGAGATAGAATTGCACAACTTGTATTTAATAAAATTGAGCTTCCAGAAATTGAAGAAGTTGGTAGCTTATCATCGTCTGATAGATCCTCTGGAGGTTTTGGATCTACTGGTGTATGAAAATATTTAATTTAGATAATCCTGGGTTAACATCTGTTGTTAATCAAGCTCGTGAAATATATATTGAAAGTTTATTTTCAGAAAAAGTTATTAGTCGTGAGGTTAGAGATGACTTACTTCAATATGCAATAGTGGTCTCTGAGCCTGGAATGCTTGGTAGATTTTGGAATAAATTTTTCAAAAAATCTCCAGTAGAATCATACTTTACAGTTGTAAAAGTTATGCCACCTAAATCTGATATAACTACAGAAGAATATGAGTAAGATTAAATTTCAAGCGTCATCTACAGATGGACAAACAGAAATTGTTATTAATCCAGATGGAACAAAAACAGTAATCATAAAACCCAAGTCTCCAAATGAAAGCACAAGATAAACCCAAATTATTTATTACTCTTGCAAAGCAGTTTACTAAAGCACTTATTAAAGTTGCGGAAAGATCTCAATATGGTCATAAAAAATATGCAGATTTAGATCAAGATTGGCAAGGATTTACTAGAATTCCAGCAGAGGAGTATGATGATGCACAGCTTAGACATTTACTTGGTTTAGGAGAACCTGAAGAAACAGAATTAGATCACTTAACGGCCAATGCTTGGAATGCATTAGCAAGATTAGAATTATATCTACGAAAGAATGAAGGATCGAACTGATATTGTAGTGCTCTTACTTTTATTTGTATTATTTTTTAGTTTTGCAAAAAAAGATAATAAATATTGGAAGGATAAATATATTCAGGCTCAAATCTGGGCAGATTCATTGTATGATGAAAATCTAAGACTTGCGGATACAATAACCTATTTAAGACTTCACGAATGCTTGTAATATATTCATTAAGTGCATTTATCTCAGCAATTGCATTAATGGCAGTCATTGACAAGGATGACCATCCTAAATTTGAATTGATATTAATTTTTACACCTATTCTTAATACAATTCTTGCGATACTTATAATCGTAAATTTGTTAAATTCAATTCGCAGATAATGCTACCTAAACTATATAAATACACAGTCAAAGATCAAGTTCAATCTTGGCAAATCTTTGTAAAAGATAATTATTACTGGACAGAAGAGGGTATCAATACCCTCTCTGTTTCAGATCCTACTTATTGTTCTGGAAAAAATATTGGAAGATCTAATGAGACTACTCCTGAACAACAAGCTGAACTGGAAGCTAAAGCTAAATGGCAGAAGAAATTAGACAGTGGCTATAATCTTGTTCTTACAAAGGATAAGAAATTCTTTGAGCCAATGCTTGCAGCAAAGTTTGAGGATAACATAAAGCTTTTGTTTAAAACAAGAACCTTTATTCAACCTAAGTTGGATGGAGTAAGATGTATATTAAGCGATAAGGTTTTAACTACAAGAAAGGGCAAACAAATAGTAAGTTGCCCACACTTGGAATGGCCTTATCATATGCTTGATGGAGAATTGTATAATCATGATCTTAAAGCAGATTTTAATAAGATCATTAGTTTGGTTAGAAAGACTAAGCCTGAAAAAGAAGACCTGGAAGAATCTAGGAAACTTATACAGTATTGGGTTTATGATTACCCATTCTACTCAGATAAACGATTTTCTGAAAGATATGATTTACTTAAACAAGTATTTCGTTTGTTTCCTTCAACGTTTAAGTTAGTTCCAACATATGAGATTGAATCGATGGAAGAACTTCAAGCATATCACGATCAATTTATTGATTTAGGATATGAAGGTTCAATTATTAGATTAGACTTAGGGGGCTATGAAAATAAAAGATCTAAGCAACTTCTTAAAAAGAAAGACTGGTTGGATGAAGAATTTGAAATCATAGATGTTCTAGAAGGACAAGGTAATAGAGCAGGATGTGCAAACATGCTGTCTATTAAGCTTCCAACAGGTGCAAAATGTGATCCCACAATGACTGGATCTGAAGATTTCATGCGAGAAGTATGGAAGAATAGAGATTCTATTATTGGCAAGTCTGCAACAATTAAGTATTTTGGTTATACAGAAGATGGCAGCTTAAGATTTCCAACAGTATTAGCGATCAGAGATTATGAATAGAGAAAGTATAACTTTACATTTTAAGCAAAATCTTTTTTCTGAAGATCAAATACCTAAAGGATTTGAATATATTCAGGAAACACAAATTTATTTTGATAGTGAAAAAAAATATTGTGATTATGAAGTAATTATCAAAAGAGTGTCCGATGGTAAATTCTTCAAAGGTCAATATACTGGCTGGGGACATGGTGTAAATGAGGTTGAAATGGTGTGGGTAGAAACATTTCCTAAACAAGTAACTATTACAACCTACGAATAAAAATGACAAAAGAACAAATCATCCAAAATGCATTGAACCAATGGTTCAAAAATGATCTAGAGATTACAACTCTGGATTTTAAAAATTTTCTTAGAAAACAATATCCTGGAGAACAATGGTCTCAGCAATATGTATCTAAATTCCTGTATCAACAAGGATTAGATTTTTATACTAAAACAAATGCTCACGGAGATACTTATCGTGTATATTCTGCCCCAAAAGTATTAACCAGCACCGTACTGCTTGACCAAATTGATATTCTCGAATCTGTAAATGAGCCAATTACCAAAACTAAATTGAAAACATTAGTTCGCAATTTAGATTACCCACTTGGTAATTTTAAAGAAGTATTTGATTCATTAGGTCTTAAACACAACGATCGTTACACATCAGATAATCATAAAATCTGGTATGTAGAAAAATCTGGTCAACATTATAGCAAAAGCAAAAATAAATCGGTTGCTATTAAAACAATGGCAAAACCGCATCTGAAAAATGCTCTTTGTAAAACGAATTATAAAATTCAAGACATCTTAGATAATCCACTTTCGGAACAGTATGAGATGCTTGAAGCATACTTTTTGTATGACATTCGTAAAATTGTAGAGTAATGTTGAAGCTATTACTAATCTGCGTATTTAGCCTAAGCATGATTTGTGTTGGGGCAATTATACGTTTAATGATTATTCGCTGGAATGTGCGAATTATAAAAAACAGAAATTCAAAACGTGAGAAATCCAATTGAATTAATTATGGTGTCGGGAGATGCCAATTCAAATAAGTTCTATCGAATGACGGACACTAATGATGGTAATTTCAAAGTGGAATATGGCAGAGTTGGGGTAACTTCTATAAACGAGGTTTACCCCATATCTCGCTGGGATTCCAAATATAAAGAGAAAATTAAAAAAGGCTATAGAGATGTATCTGACTTAAAAGCTCAGACAATTGATGGTAAAGTAACATTTAACTCCACTGACGTAGAACATTTCTACAATGCCTTTCTAAGATATACAAAGGAAAGTGTAAAAAGAAATTATACTATTCAAGTCGGAGCAGTTACTAAGCAAATGGTTGATGAGGCTCAAGGATTAATCAACTTAATGACCAACACCAACTCTGTAGATATTTTTAATAAAAACTTATTACAATTATATATGGTTTTACCCAGAGCTATGGGTAATGTCAGAGATCATTTAACTAAATCCGATGCAGAATTTAGTAAAAGACTTACGTATGAGCAGGATGTTCTTGATTCATTGTCCAGTCAAATACTAACCAACTTAGTTAGTGGAGATCAAAATATTGAAGATATACTTGGGGTTAAAATTCAAGTTATTGAAAATCCAGATTGGCTAAAGACATTAATTAATCCTACTAATTCTAGCCATTATCGTGCATACAAAACGTATAAAATTATGCATGATTCCAGAACTAAGATTTTTACAGATTGGTTAGCAACACAATCTAATCAGAATACAGAATTGCTAATTCATGGAACTAGAAACCCAAACATATTCAGTATCCTAAAGTCCGGTTTAATTCTTAGACCAACTAACGCAGTAATCTCTGGAGCAGCTTACGGTGAAGGTATTTACCATTCTGCTCACACAGATAAAAGCTTAGGTTATACGGGTTATGATTCTGATAAAATCTTTTTAATTCAGAATGTACATATGGGTAATCCATATGTATATGAAGGATGGTATAGAGATGGGAAAGCAATTTCTAGACAGCAGATGAGATATGATTATCTCAAGTCAATAGGGCATGACAGTCTATATGTTAAACCTGGAGACGGTTTAAGAAATTCAGAGTATATTGTATATAATCAAGAACAAACAAACACCGAGTACTTAGCTTGGCTCAAATAGTATGAAAATTACCTCAAAACTCAAAAATCTGCAAGGATTAACTTTTGGAAGACTTTTTGTTCAAGAGTCAGTTTACAGTGTTAAACACGGACATAGAATTTGGAGATGTCTGTGTACTTGTGGCAACACAATAGATTTGCCAACAAATGCTTTAGATACTAACAGAACCATTTCTTGCGGCTGTTATAGTAAAGAAGTGAGAAAAGATTGTAATGCTTCGCACAGAGATTCAAAATCTAATTTATGGAAAACTTGGGCGGGAATGAGAGCTAGATGTAAAGAAAACTCAAAATACAAAGCTTATTATTATGATAGAGGAGTGCATGTAGACCAAAGATGGGAGAGTTATTCTACATTTAAAGAAGATATGGAAGATGGTTTTATTCAGCACATTAAACAGTTTGGAAGACGTAATACTTCTTTAGATAGAATAAATACTAATCTTGGATACTCTAAAGAGAATTGCAGGTGGGCTACAAATGTTCAGCAAATTTGTAATAAAAGAAATGGAATGAAAATAACAAGTTATAAAAAACTTATAGCTTTTATTGAAGAAGTAAATAAAGCTAAAGGGACTGATTTATTTTTATCAAAAGAAGATTACATTACAATTTCATATAACTGTAGATTAAAGTTATCTAAAATAGAAAATTAACATGGAACAAACAAATACTGAATACTTGTTATGGATGAAATAAAAGATAAGATTGTTGAAATTCCAGTTACAGAAGTAATAACTTTTAACCAAGGTAAAAGCTTTGTACTATATAAAAATGATTATAACGGGCGAATTTATTTTACAAAGGAAGAAGCATCTCTACTTATGATAGAACTGTATAAATTTGTTATGGAAAAATGAAAATAAATCACGATCTATTGGGCAAAATATATATCATCTCTGATACACATGCTTTTCATGTAAACATTACAAGAGGGACTACTGCTTGGACAGACAATGGAACATTTAAGACTAGAGATTTTGACCATTGGAAAGATATGACAGAATGTATGGCTGCAAGCAACAGCCTACAAGTTTTCACACCAATTAAATTTTCAGATGATGGAAACATTTATTTAACCACACATTATTGATTATGACTATTTTTGAAAAAATTGATTCTGCAAAATCCTATAGTGTAATTAAGAGATTACTTCGAGTAGAATTTCCACTAACTACTTTTAGGTGGGGAAGTTCAAGAATTGCAATTCCTTATTCAGATCATTTAATATTAAAGGTCGCATATAATAAAAAAGGAGTGGCACAAAATTCTACTGAGATTGATGTAAGTCGATTCTCTATCGAACCATATAATGAATATCTCGCTCAAATTGTAGATTATTCGCGAGATTCAAAATGGGTTCTTCAAGAGAGAGTTACAATTTTAGATTGTGACATTCCTAAAGAGGTAATTACTTTTTTACGAGAATGCTTTGACATATCTCTTGGAGATTTAGAGCAAACTGGTAAAATAGGCAATCGATCTGTAATCTATGATTATGGACTTACATCATCCATTTTTAATGAATATTACTCATGGTAAACTATCCTGGAAATCCTGAAAATATAACATCCTCAAGTTTGTATTATAAATGGAAAGGTATCACATTGGATCCAGATACAATGCTTGATATGTTTGGAGTATCACATTTTTCAAAAATTGCATTTGATTTAGAAGATCTTACTGTTATTTTGTTAGGTGATTGCGGAGATGGAGAGAAATTATATGTAAATGGAAAATCTTATGAGGAATGTTTAAAAAAATATATAAATTATTATAATAAACACGTCAATGAAGAGCGTGTAAAACTTGGAAGAATCTACTCAGATTTGATTAATCTAATTCCAATGCCCGACAGTGTAAACTTAAGTTTATTAGTTACGATGGAACTTGATTGGGCTGCATTTATAAAACAACAAATAAAAAGTAATGTTAGCGTTAATGGCTAACATTACTTTTTTTAACCTTTTTAATTTTGAACAGTTTCATACTGAACATCATTGGATAACAAATCTAAGAATCTGATAACTCCACCGAATCCAGGCATCCATTTTATGGATTCTGATAAGATTGGTTTATTGTCTTTATCTTGACCGCCAATAATTCTTTCTTCTCCAAATGGAATATCTAAAAGTTCATCAATTGTATTTCCAATCGTTTTCCATGCATCATTAACTAAACCAATCATTGGAACTGGAGATTTAACCATAGATGCAAAACTCACAGGAGAGTAAACAAAAGATAATTCCTGTTGAGTTTTAAATAATAAGCTTGCAAGTTTTCTTGTAAGCAAATATTTATTATAATCTTTCTCACCATCATCATCCCAGTCTATTCCCATTAAAACAATTAATCCAGCAAGTACAAGTAAAACTCTTAATTCTTGAATTACCGATTTAAGTTGTTTTTGCTGAACTTCATTAAAATCTTCAAAGCTGACTTTACCTTTATGATGAGGGTTAAGATCTAACCATTTTTGGAAAGCTAATTGTTTATTATGTACATCATTAAGTCGACTCTTAGATAACATTCCAAAGGTAGCTAAATCTAAAGTAAGCTTTCCAAGTTTAGGTAAAAGAATCTTAGTAAAAAATTCTTTAAATACTAGCTTGTCAGGATTCTGAAATTCTTTACCTAATGCAGTGTACTTACCCATATACATAGAATCAATTCTATCATCAAATTTAACTTTACCAAATCGTTCAAACAAAATACCTGGCATCCAACTTTTAAAGTGCATTACCAACTGACCAATAATATTTGATTGCCAGTGAGCTTTATCTTCTTCTGGGATTGTACCTTTAATTCTAGATTGTCCAGTCTGTACAGCTCTCCTAAAATCTGTAAATACTTTTTGAGTTTGTTCTTCAGTTAAATTAAGTTTTGCACCAGACTCTTTTGAATATTCAAATAAGTTCCAGATCAATCTATCTTTATAAGTTACCAAGTCCTCATCTGTTTTAATTCTTCTTAAGTTACCTAGATTATCTACATAATAGTGTTTAGCCATTGCAGCAGTAATCATCTCTTCAATATATTCATCACCAATACTAAAGGTATTCATAAGCATTCTTGAATTGACATACTTATTTATAAAACCTCTCATTGTTGGATCTCCATATTGTCTCTCTCCTAATTGTTTTTCACCACCAATTGCAGGATTATTTAATCTATGTCCCATTGGATCAAAGAATGCATTAAGTGCTAAGAATTTTGATCTATCACTCCATGATGCAGACATTGCCTCTTTATAATTCTCTTTGTTAAAAATAATTCCTTTATTTGCTTCTACCATAGAGTTAATCTTTGCAGACGCTAAAGATCCTAAACCAGCAACTACATTAAAACCTAATACCTTAAGAGTAAAATACTCTTTAGCTTTAAGTAACATTTTTTCAGCTTGACCAGATCTATCTCCAATAATTGGCTTTACACCAATCTTGTAAATATACATATCCACAAAAGACTTGAATATGTCAGGTAAATCTGTAGCCTGAAGTTTCTCAGAAATCTGATTACCCATTTGATCCACTAAGTTTCTACCTTTCGCCTGCAAATGCTGTTCAGCTTCTGTACTTAAGAACTCTTGTAATCCTAATATCTCACCTTCTCTCGCAAAAGATGCTTCATAGTTATATGCCATTTTAGCAAATATAGCTAATGATCTACCAAACTGGTAACTCTTTTCTCCAATTTCTAATTCACCATCTTTACTTTTAAACGGATTCATAAAGAAGATTGGAATTTGAGAACGACTATTATAAGTCATATCTAAAGATCGATCTTCTTCTCTAACAGAAAAATCTTTTAAGAAATCTTTAGTGCCAGATAAGAATCCATTAAATCCTTGATCTGAAATTCTTTCAGACATTGACTTACGAATATTTGGTAAGAAGTTATTTGGAAGTCTAAAATAATCCACATCTAAGATTTTTCTAAACTCTTTATTGTACTTCTCAAACATCTGATAATAGTCTCTTAATTCTGGAACACTCAATATAAATTGATAGTGTTCATTATATTCTGAAGGATTATCTTTCATAGTCAGCCAATAATTTCTATTTAACTCCCAAGCTTCTGGATGAATAGGTTTTCCAGAATCATCTAAACTTAGATCATTTTCCGAGATCCATTTATTAATAGCTTTCTCTAAATCTTTATCTTCCAGCCCGGATTTTTCAAATCTTTCTTTAGCTGCATTAAATCTTGATTGATATGTCTCTAAGTATCTTTCAGATGGAGTGTAATAATTATACAGTGTTGCACCATTAGCTAACTTAATCTCATCAAAATATTCTGGATTATATTTTCCCCAAAAGTTATCCTTGCTAGGGTCAATCATAATCTTAACTAATTCTTCAAAAGATCTTCCTGTAGATTTTAACCATTGATATACTTTATTCTCAGTTTGGATAATCTCATCAACAACCTTATCTGTTTTTACTCTTACATTATAATTAATGTCATCTAAGATAGACCTAAGTGTTTTAAACACAGGATTGTCGTACTGACTCAATTGATAAAACCATTTACCAAAATATCCTTCTTGAGAGAAAGGAACATAGTTTCCAAAATCATCTAAGATTTTATATCCAGTATGTAATTCAATCAACTTAGTGATTTTGTCTTCAAATAAGATTTGTTTTACAATCTCAATCTTATCCTTAATTTCTGTAACAACTTCACCAATCTTAAGTTTAATTTCTTCAAGTTCAGATTGTTTGTTTGTACCTTTTAAGAATTCACGATACTCATAAGTAGATTCGGAAATAGAAGCTAACAACTGAAGCTCATCTTTAAGTTCTTGCAAATCAGCAATACTTAAATCTCCAAGTTCTGCGGCAGTAACTTTTTTAGCCAATCTTTTACCATAATCTAAAATTGTATTCAGATTGTGGTTGATAAGAATATCTTTCTTGCCTCTTTCTAATTCTGCAATTCTTTCAAGCAGTTCATCTTTTTGTGCAGGAGAAGTTCTTATTCTAGATTGAAGTCTAAGAATTTTATCATCCAGTTGTCTAATAAACTCATCTAAAGATTTGAATCTTGTAGAGTTGGAAAATGGCAATACCTTTTCAAGGAGTGGATCTTGACCAGGGAATTTTACTTTATCAATCTTAGTTGCGTATTTCTGTAAGTTACTATCAAATTTAAGATCTAAAGTAATAGGTAAAACAGTTACAGAAGCAATTGATTTTACACCATAACTTTCTCTAAGGATTCTACCATATTCTCCAGTTTGAAGTTTATACTTTTCTAAATCTGTTTTAGTTACAACTTTGGAAATATCAGTAATATTTCCATGTGCATCTTTATTAAAGGACTTTAAGATCTTAGTTTTATAATCTACAATCGCTGCAGTATTATCCGAAAATATTGCTAAAAAGTCAATAGTTCCGCCTATTCCAGATTTTGGATTAATTACAATTTGCTCCATTCTAATAGATACCTTACCGTCTTTTCCAGTCAACTTATTAATAGCTTTTTGTTGACGGTAAATAAATATAAGATTTTCTTTAACACCTAAAAAGATATTCTGAAGAGCGGGAGAACTCATTGTCCTCCCATGCTCCTGATCTATTTTTTTTAAACCTTCACTCGAAAAACTTGTAGCATTTTTAATGTGTGTATATGCTGCATCTGTAGATTTACCTTCAACCTCACTTAACAATTGCCTAGTCATTTCTTCAATTACTGCATGACCATATTGACCAACTTCAGCTTGCTGATCTAAAAGTTTGTTTACTCTACCCCTATATGGTTTAAGTCGTCCTACTTTTTCAGTAACAGATTCTTTAATCTTTGCAGTAAAATTTCCAATTGCACCATATTTTCCATCCTTCTTAACTACATTTTTACTTGTAGTATCTAAAAAGTTTACTGTTGTTTCAGCAGACTGACCTGGTTGAGTCTCATTAATTGCTTTTCCAAGTTCAATTGCCTCATTGAATTCGCTTTCTATTTTACAGTTCATAAACTACAGTTTAATTGAATTTTACCCTCCTCAGCTAATTTAGCTGTCATTTCTCTTTGTGCACTATTCATCCAAGAATAATCTGGAAAATATGAATCCCAGTTTTCAACTATCTCTTTTTGAAATTCCGATAGAGATACTTTCTTTTCTTTAGACACTTCTGAAAGATTTTTATTTAATACTTGTTCACTCGCTCTAACAACTTCTGCAAGAACTGAATCAGATTTTAATTCAACGCTTAAAAGGTTGTTGATAAAGTCAGAAATTAAGGTCATCAAATATGTCCACACAGTTTCTTTTCCATAAGAGATATTATTTAATTCTTCCATGAAGTCTGGATTGGCAAGTGCTTCAGCAAGAAATTCTTCAACTCTTGAATAACCATATAATTTATTATTGCGACTATTTGCTACTGCATAATCGTATAGTTTATTAATTTCTTTTTGAAAATCTCCACCTTTCTCATACTCATTTTGCAAAGTTCTATGAACAAGTTCATGAACAATCGTTGTTAATTTAACTCTAGAATCCCCCGCATTAATAATATTGAAATTCTTAGATCTAATACTTATACCTGCTGGCCAATTAGTCCAAACTTCACCATAATAATCATACACATCTGCAGGCAAATGTTCCCGGAGTGATTTACTCATATCTTTGGTGAACTCTGTTTTTACTTCAGGATTCATCTTTAACAACATTGGAACTAAATATCTATAATACTCAGATTCACCAATAAATGGAAGAATTTCGTCTCCAGTGTATAATTGATTTAACTGAATAAATCCTTCATACATTTTAAGAGAGGGAGAATAATTAGATTGAGATTGATCTAATTCAAATAAAGAACCTTGAACACCTCTTTCATTCTTATTAACAGAAATATCCTTTAAACCTTGAACCAAACTATTTTTTACAAACTCTTCAATTCCAGGCTGAGAGGTTTCTCTATGTCCTGCAATATTTAGAGTGTTGATATTATATTTCTGAACAAAGTTTTTAATCTGCACAGATGCCTCGAATTCATCTTTAGTTGTAATAACTAAAACTGGCCTAATTGGATTACCTTTAAAGTTTTGAACTTGATTCACCCATTTACCTGTTTGCGCATAACCAATAGTTTTAGAAGTTCCAACACTAGATCCCCACATAAAGGCAATAGTTCCGTCAGAGTTATCTACATTCTTCATAGTCCTAGAAGGATAATCAGCAGAATCATCTTCTGCTAATCCAAAGTTTACTAAATCTGGATTAGATCCTCTAATAGATCTTTTATCTGTATAATCAACTTTAAATCCTTTTGGAGCAGTTCCACCTGTTTCTAATCCTAATTCTTTGGCTGCAAGTAATCCTCCAAAATCTCCACCGTATTGTCCGCCAGATATAATTTTAAGTTTGGTGCTTTTTTCAGCTCCATCAATATCTTCTTGAGTTATTCTATCTCTAGGATCATATTCTCTTGGAAGGATTACGTTATTAGGAATAAACTTTTCTAACTTTTGAAATAAACCAGCTATATCTTCTTGTGAATAACCCGCTAAAGAACTTCCAAGTTTGGTTACTAGAAAAGTTTTATCAGGATGCTCTTTTGCAAATAATATCATATCTTGTAAACCCTTACCTATTTGTGTAAGAGGTATAGATTTTACCTGTTCATTGACAGGCTTAGTTAAGTCTTTGGTAATTATTGCATAAGATTGACCCTGTAAACCTTCAGCTTGGCCGTATTTAGCGCCAAAACTCATTGCTAGTTTAGCTGCACCTTTACCATGTCTACCTTGAGTATTACTTCCAAAAACAAATATTTCGTTTGGTTTTAGTTCGGTGATATTTTCAGGGGTAAAAATGTAATTTCCTTTAGTATTTGGAAATTCAAAATCTGGTTTTATTAATGAATTTATACGTTTTTTTTCTAACAACATACTCCTAACTTCCATTAGAATCCTAGGAAATTCTTCGCCCCATATTCCTTTTTCTTGAACATGTGTTAATTTTAAATTATCTGTTGCAAATAATAATTCTAAAGCATCTTTGTTTTGCTCAAAGGATAACATAATTAAATCTCTCATAAGATCTAAATTCCAATTATTATCGGTTTTAGTGCCTAAGAGTCCTGGAATTCTAACTCCTCCGGACTTATATTTTTCATAAGTTATAAATTCAAATTTACCCGACTTCCATGTTTGATATGCATGTTCAACAGAAAAATATTTCTTCCCCGCATAAAAGAAAGGTCGAGTTGCTAAATTAGATAATTCTCTATTTTCATTAGCTTCATCGTAAACATTTATTTTCTCCCCTTTTTCACCTTCTCCTAAAGCTAAAACTTCATCTTTTACTTCTTCATAAGGAGTAAATGGAATTTCATCATCAAGTACAACATTTAAGTTCTCTTTTTGTTCAGATTGCTTAGGTTTAGTATTAAATAAATTAGAATTAATAAGTTCTTCAAAATACTGTTTGTGATAAGCATCTCCAAGTTGTGACTGAGATTCATTACCTTTTGCTGGTCTAAGAATTATAAATTTAGATCCACGATCATACACCTTGGCTAAAGGATAGGGATATTTATCTGTAAATAAATAGTGACTATGTTTCTTTAAGAACTGAGGATTGTTAGCTGCAAATAATGTGACAAAAGTCTCGAATTCTTTTTCATAATCTAATGATCGATCAGCATTCATTTTGGTAATAGCTTCTTTCAAAATATCTTGGTAAAGATATTCATAATCATTAAACTCATTTCTTACAGAGTTTAATCCAACTGGAATAACGGATCTATAATTAAATGGACTGATGTTCAATCCAGATTGAAACATTAATAGTTTAACAATATCGTGGTAAAGATCTATATCTGTATCTGCAATTTCTTCCAGACTTAACCTTAAATCATTACTATCTAAACTGTTTAATTCTTTCTCAAACAGTCTTAAGTTATCAATCTTCCTATCATCTGTTCTGTCAACTGTGTTAGCTAACATTGGAAAGAAAGCTTTGAGTACCAAATTAGATGGCAGTTTTGTTTTTAGCTTCCTAACTCTTTTTGCAACAGAATCTCCTTTTGTTAATCTATCAAATTCAGATTTGTTTAAGACATACTTATGAACTAAAAATAACATAAAGTCATTTTCAATAGTTTGCCTAACTCGATCCTTATTAGCAGAATTTGTAATGGCTGCAGCTTTATTCTTAAACTCAAATAATGCATTACCGAACCTTGACTGAGCTAAAGCAAAGAACCTATTGTAAATGCTATATCTTCTTCTACCAAAATTATAGAATGGAGCAATTACACCATTGGTGTTAAGCCTATCAAAATCTATAGGTTTAATGATTTCAGAAAATTCAGCTCTTGCAGATACAACATTTGCCTCATCTAACATTTGTTTGTCTTTCAAACCTTTAGTATCAGAATTCTGTGTTTGCTGGAAATCAGAAAATGATCTAGCTTGAGATTGAAGTTGAATAAAGTATGCAAGATAATTCAGTTGATTTTCATCAAACTTTCCAGACTTAGCATTAGCTAACATTTCTCTATCTGAAATCTCAAACTGCGGCTGTCCCTCTTTTACTTCATAAACATCTGGAAGATCTTCTTTGGGATTTTTATAGCCTAAATCCGATTTAAGTTTAATAAGCAATTCCTTTTTACTAAGCTCAGTATCTGCTTGCTTATTGAACAAACTTTCATTTTGTCTTTGGTATTGAAGATACTTTGCAATGATAGGTTGTTGTAAGAATAATACAATTGACTTAGGATTAATCTTTCTTCTAATCAGATAAAGCATTACTCCCAAAGTCTGCATGTTAATATTCATAAGAACTGCAGTTGGGTTCTTAACATTATCCACCTGTGTGGTTAACAGTTGTGATAAGATTTCAGAAATAACTGTTCCTTTGTTATCTGTATAATTATCAAGGGTATATACATCGCCCATATATTTAAACAGAAGTTTTGTAGGAACTCTTACACCATCATTGTTAATGAAAGTATCATTAATCGATAATTCATCAGCTTGGTTAGTGGATGCATTAGTAATACCTAATGCTACTGGACCTACACCATATTTACCCTTTACGAAGATTGTAGTATTCTTAACATTGGTTGATGGAAGAATAGCTCCAGTAAATGATTTACTAGGCTCTTTAATTAATCCTTCCTGTTTAAGATCATCATAGATGTCTTTAACAAAGATTTCATCTGTTAAGGGCATTAATAATTGGTGAGCATTTCTCGGGTGTAACAAAATCTGTTTTTCAAGATCTAGTAAAATTCTATCCAGCGAGGATCCATAGTTAACTTTAAATTCTTCAAAACTAAGAGGATTTTCATCTTCACTGTTATCAAGATAATTACCGTATAAATCTTCAAGATCTTCTTCAGATACTCCATTAAAGATTTTATCTTGAGTATCTGCTGCCCAGTACATGCTCAGTTTATCAATGTCAAAGTCACCACCTGTTTTAATAACCATCTCTGATGGAATAATAATATAGCTTTGCATTGTAGGTAAATTAAATTTCTTTACCTGGAATATATCATTAGAACTTAATTGCTGATTAGGAATACGCAATCCTTTAAACTGAAACAGCTCTGGCCTATTCTCAATATCTGCATTTAATTTCTCAATTGCTTTTACTAAGTTATTAGTTTTAGCCCATCTCAACAAAGGTTTAATCCAATAATCTGGCAAAGGCATAATAACTTCTGCAGGCTCAACCTTAATCACATTTCCATCGTTGTCAAATACAGGATTGTAAAACTTGAGAGTATCTTGGTTAGTTATTTGCAAGCCATTTTCATCAAATTTCCTGGATCCTATTTTCTCATAACCAGTTACTGAAGCTTGAGGATACGCATTACCCGGTCTATCAAAACTAATAATACCATTTGTAATAAGTGCATAGAGTACATTCTCAATTTTATTTTTCATTGGAATGGCTTCTAAACCTAAATCAACATCTTCAAAAAAGTTTTGTACTGCATTTCTCACATTATCTGGAGCAGTTTCCATTTGGCTGGATTCTAAAATTGCTTTCTTTAGGTTATCCAAAGAAGTAAATTCATAATTCTCCAGGTCAAATCCAATCTTCTTAAGTAAGTTGTCATGATTGGTTTTCACCATCTCATGTACAACTTCTTTATATGACTGAATTATTTGTCTAGCACCTTCAAATCTTTCATTACCGTTTGTAACCAAGTTAGAAAGTAAGATTTTAAGAGACTGAGTAGAACCTTTAATCTCGTCTTTAACTTTGTTTCCAATTTGTACTTGGTTTTTTAAATCATCCCAAGGACTTAAATAGGATAATATGTCCAAGTTTTCAGTTAAAGCCAAATCGTTAAAATATCCCTCCTTATCATAGAAATCTAATCCTCTTTCCGCAAGATCAGATAAGTGAGTGCGACTATTACGAATATCGTCATTATTATTTATAATATTTTTTGCAGCCAATTTTGCATCTACTGCACCAACTTTATTTGCAGAACCCATGTGATATATATCCACACCATTCTGCAATAAACTGGAATTCATTAACTGCAGGTTTGTACCTAAAATTGCAGAAGGTAAAAGTAAGTGCTGAGATGTTTTAAAAATTGTATTGAACACATATTCCATCTCTCCTTTAGATTTATCATAGTATTCTTCAGGAGTTGAGTACCCACCAAATTGAGTTTTTAATGTATGAACTGCATCTGTTTGAATAAGCTTTCCATCTACAACTCTTTTCTTCCAGCCATCAATCTTTTTACCTTTATATTCACCTTTCTTTATTTCAAAAGGTTTAAACGTAACTCCTTCAACAGTAATCTCAAGATTAGCAATATCATCCATGTTGGACATAGATGCAATCTTCATCTCTGTTTGGTAAACAACTTCCATTCCAGAAGTCCATTTACCTTGGCGAATCATAAACTTTTTAAATGCGGGAAGTACCATATAACTGATACCATCATTCTCATTTACTTTTCTATAATTCTCTTCATATAATTTAAACTTAGGTTCATAGATCTTCTTAAGTTCCTCTAAAGATTTATCTTGGAAATCTTTTAAGAAGTTGCTTTCAAAAAGCATGAAAAGTTTAGATTCTTGATTGCCGGTTAACTTAGATACTAATGGAGTTCCATCTACTGATGTAGCAAGATCCGTCAAATGAGATCTGTAATTATCTCTTTCTGCACCAGTTACCGCTCTAAAATATCCATCCTTATTTAATCCAATTTTATCTTTTGGATTAACCACAAACTTTTTTCCAGTTCTTGGATCTAAGATCTCAAAATCCTGATCAATTCGCTGACGAATATATTCATTTGTAACTTCATCATTTACTGACAAGTTACCAGTAGAACTTTGAGGAGCTAATCTTTTAAATAAGTCTGTACCAGACTTAAAAGATCTTACATCTCCGGAAAAAAATCTAGCCTCAAATAAATGACTAGATGTTTCATTCACAAATGCTGCTGCAAGTAGAGTATCCAAGTTACCATAATCAATGCGTAATTTATCATTAATACCTTTTAACCTTTTAACCTGTCCAGATCTTTTACCATCTTTATAAATTGGAGCAGTATATTCTTCTAACAATCCATAAGATTGAACATCTGCTTTATACTCACCAAATTTATTCTGTACAAACTCTGCAACCTTTCTTCTATCAAACTTTCCAGTTTCTAAGTATTCTTTCCACCCATCTTTTACAATATCTTGAAAGAATGCACCGGGACTGTCTTTTCCAATATATTGAACTGGAACATTATCGGCTTGCATATTGAGCGCAAACTTTCTTTCTAATTCAATTTGCTCTACTAGGTTATCCTCAAGAATATTTAATGTATCTGCGACATTTCCTTCTTTAAGATAAAGAGGTTTATTACCAAAAGTATATGCAAAGAAGGTACTTCTATCCGCATGTTTCATACTTAAGTTAACTCCTTGTAATGCTCCATTTAAGTGCATTGCCATTAAATCAGCTTCATCCAATTTGGCAATTTCAGAATCTTCTCCAGATTCAGTATCTGCCATATAAGGAATAATCAAATCTAATTTTTCACCATTAAGAAT